TGATCCTCAGTTCCCTGCATTGTTTATATCTACTGGGGATGAAACAAGAGAAGATTTTGCTTTAGGTGATACTGCAGCAGGGAAAAGATCAGGATCTATTGATTATGTTTTGGTAGGATATGTCAAAGGCAGTGACAGTAATTTAGATACTAAAAGAAATCAATTAATTGAAGTTATAGAAGAAACATTGGATGCAGATAGAACTAGAGGCGGAAATGCACTAGAAACAAAAGTAATTGATGTAAGTTCAGATGAGGGAACACTTTA